CTTCGGCTACGTGTGCGGCTTGAGTACCATCTGCAATCATGCCTAACTGTTCACCTGTGGAAGCATAACCGTCTGTGCCTGTGCGTAGAGCGACATAATCAGGTTCGATAATGTCTGGGCCTTCGGGTAGGTTGCTATCGTTAATCCAATCGAGGATTTCTTGGTAGTGGCGGTTGCCCTCGGCTTCTGGTACAGACATATTGCCGTTAACGAGATAACCATTTTCTTGAAGTTTTACTGTTTGAATAGTCATAGTTATCTCCTATAGCTCTGCGTCTAAGAAGGCGATTGCATTACCAAGCCCTGCGGTTGGCTTTATTATCCCCGTGTTTCCATACGCAACATTAATATTTGCCCCACTCCAACCACTAATCATAAAGTCATATCCATCACTAAGACCGTATTGACTGCCATAATGACTGGCGGAGGTAGTGTAGCCCCCTGCTTGGTTGTATCTTTCACCATACAAGTGAGTATTTATGTAGGTCACGCTTGGTATGCCACGCATGGGTACAGGAAATGTCCCATGTAGTCGCCCAATGTCACTAGACATCCAATGACAGAACGACCAATCCATTGCCCATCCGTACCGCTGACACAGCGCCAGTTCTTCACCATAGCTGCGGTGTTCAAAGTCGGTGGCGACTGAGCCTAGTTCTAGTTGGACTTGGGCTATCGTAAAATCCCCAGAGCCAGCAGATTTTTTAAACTCAATTCTTACTTCACTACCCGCATCATCAAGTGTAGCCGATGATAAATCAGCAATAGATATAGAAACACTATGACGAACAAAACTGGTAGTGACAGCAATATTACTCCCTATCTGTCCATTCGCTAAAGATGTACCAGAACCATTTTCTACAGAATATCCAACTTTGAAATCAGAAAAGGCTGATGTGGTTTTAACCAGAAAACTCACTGTAATTGTTTTATTACTAGCCCAGCTATTATTCTCTATTTTCTGAGCAATCCACGGAATCAGCCCTGCGTTTGTACAACTCACTTTTAATGCGTTAAGTTTTGTGCCGGAATAAGTTACAGTTTCTTGCGTTATAGCAGTGTCTTGATAATACCCATACCAGCGGTCTGCTGTGTAAGTGTTAGCATTGGATGGAGAAAAGCTAGTACCCCTCTGCCACACATCAAACCCACCATTAATAATAAGGTTCTTACGTCCGACAACGTGAGCTATATCAGCCGTTTGTCTTGTGTTTGATTTAGACATTCTCTACGCTCCCGTAGGCATCAGCGCCTTTAACTCGTCAGCATCACTCGCAGCGTCCATAGACACTTGCAAAGCAGCATCAGCATCACGGATAACAGCTCGGTCTGCTTCGGCTTGTACCGCTAAGTGCGGCACTGTAGCAATGGCATCTAGTGGGGCGAATAGGGCTGTACGTGCGGCTCTACGCGCTGTGTGGGCAATGTCTTTTGCCTTTGTCATGTTAATTGTAATGCTCATTTAGGGAACTCCTGTTTAATAGCTTGGATAGCATCTGGCCATGTGGTTGTGCCGTTGACTAAATCGTCATAACGAAGCTCGTCTTGGTTGAGTAAGTCGTACTTGGCTTTGCGTGAACGTGCGTAGGCTTGAGAGTCGTAGACTGCTTGTAGGCGGGTGACTTCTGCTGTTAGCTCTGCTGCTGTAGGTTCTGTCTGCTCAGTGTCTAGCCATTCTAGTTCATCACCGCGCATGACCCATTGGGCTTGTGGACGGAGTGATTGAAGTGCTTGTGGTTTGTCTATTGTGTTGATCATGTTGGTTATCCTTTGATTTCCGTAATAGTTATTCCGCAGTTACGATAAAAGTAGAATAACGCAGAGTTTTGAGTACACACATAGTAGGCATACGTGGCAGTGTTGGTACTACCTGCGTCACCAAACCAGAAAGTACTTGTCATGTCGCTTCGTGCGAATGATGCCGAAGAGTAACCTAAAAGGTCATCGTCGTTATAATCAGATAAGGTTGACCCGTCTTTTCGTATTTGTCCCATACCGTGCGTCCCAGAAGCGTCAAAATGGACAGACCCAAATATCTGAACAAGTATCTTACTATTAGCATACTTGGGTGTGATTGCTTGTGATAAGTCAGTAGAGGAATAGCTGTTGGATGTTGTAGTCCAACTAGACACAGTGTTAAAACCTACAACCTGAATCACACTACCCGCTGGCATCTCAGCACCATCAGCTACCTTATCAATGCCATCAGTACCACTAATCGTTACGCTCATGCACCCACCCCATCCGTTAGGATTACTGAGTCAACTTCCCACGCATTTCTAAAGGTACGGTCAGATGGTACAAAGCTATCTTCTACAATCTTGTACGGGCTGCCCGTAGGTACGTCTTTAGCGGCTACTTGCTCAATAGTTAAAGGACAATTTGCTGCTGGTGTGATGACGGCGATACCGTCTTGTGTTTGATATATGATTTTCATTTGTTTGTTCCTTTAATTAAGAGCCGAATGCTACACAGGTCATGTACGCATTATCCACAGCACTGTCATTGTTATGCCTCGCCTGCACCTGAAAACTTCCAGCTTGCCAGATCGAATCTCCTCGACCTAGATAACCGAACTGATTAGCACCACTCACGCTGCCACCTTCTGCACCCCCAGCAAATACGGCATAATCGTTATTTGCCATAGACGTAGAAAAGTTAATTGTGTACATACCTGTACCATTATCAGTAATACTACTGACATTATAAGAATCCCTAATACTCACCGTACCCGTACCATTAAAGTTAACCCAAGCCTTAGCCATACGCTGATCTAATGCGGGGATGGAGGGTTCAGTGGTCTGTGAGCCGTCACTGTGTAGGAGGGTGTTCGCTTTGATTGTGGACATATTATTGGCCTCCCATAAACATTAAACACCCAGAGTTAATATCTTGCATTACTGTCGATATGTCGTTCTGCCACATACTTTGGAACTGTGTCGTGGATATAACAGCAGCCGTAGTTAGGTTCATAAAGCGGCCTCTACCATAAGTGCTGCCATCCCGTACTCCCCACGTCCAAACATAATCATTATTAGCCATAGCCGTAGCAAAGCTAACCGTATAATCACCTGTACCATTATCAGTAATACTCGACACATTCTCACTATCTCGAATAGCCACCGTACCTGTACCGTCAAAGTTCACCCACGCTGTCGGGATTAGCTTCTGACCTTTAACCGTTGGAATACCACCAGAGGCATTCTGTAAATCGTTTGCTTTGATTAAGCTCATAGAACCACCCACGTTGAACCACTAGTCACCGTCACCGTATAGCCTGAGTTGACCGTGATGGGGCCAATCGACATACCGTTTTCAGTACCAGCGAATGTTATGTTTTCTGCAATGGTCTTTGCGTTTGTGCGTATCACCGAGTCTGTGCCTAATGACGGGCCACCTTCGGACGCACTGATTGATTTGTACCGAGCGTCAGCCTGTGCCTGTGTGTACGTATCAGCTACCACAAAGCTCTCAAAGGCAACCACACGAACAATCTTGCCAACCTCTGCACCATCATCAAGGACAATGCTTGTGCCGTTAGTCGCTGTATAGTCGGCTGTAGGTAGGTCGAAGCCACCATAGGTAACGTGAATGTTTCCTGCTGTGTAGCTCAACGCCTGACCGTTAGTGTCATTGCCACTGAATGTCGTCTGTCCAGAAGTTGCTGTGAACTCAAAAACGTACATCGACACGTTGCCAGACGAGCTAGCGGCTATCCAAGCTGCGCCATCCCATACTTGCATTCCTGTGCCTGTGAGGAAGTAAAGGTTGCCTGTTTGGAGTGGGTCGCCATCGTTGTCTGTGGTTGGAGCGGATGCTTTAGCGCCTAGATAACGGTCATCAAAGCTGTCGAATGCTGAGGCGGCACTTGCGGCACTTACGGCTGCGTTGGAGGCTGAGGTGGCTGCTTCGTTGGCTTTCGTGGTCGCTGTACTCGCCTGAGTAGTCGCTGTAGATGCTGAACCACTGGCAGAACTTGCAGAACTGGCCGCATTACTCGCTTGTGTGGTCGCTGTGCTGGCCTGTGTGCTTGCTGTAGAGGCACTTGAAGCCGAGGCTGTGGCACTTGAGGCAGAGTTAGTTGCGCTTGTAGACGCTTGTGAAGCTTTGGTAGTGGCTGTTGAGGCATCCGTACTAGCTGAAGATGCGCTGTTAGCTGCATTAGTTTCTGAAGTAGCTGAAGCATTCTTAGAGCTTAACGCTGAAGAGGCGCTAGTGGCTGCTTCGTTAGCCTTGGTAGTCGCTGTGGCAGCACTGGATGTTGCACTTGTAGAAGAACTACTAGCGTTACCTTCAGACGCACTAGCATTAGATTCGCTCAATGCAGAAGCTGTAGCACTAGCCGCAGAAGCAGTAGCACTTAGAGCTGCGTTGGAAGCTGAAGTAGACGCTTGTGAGGCTTTAGTAGTAGCTGTTGAGGCACTACCAGAGGCACTACTTGCGGAGCTACTTGCATTAGACTCACTGGTAGCTGCATTGGTTTCGCTGGTCTGTGCTGCATCCTTAGCTGAAGTTGCCTGAACTACTTGAGAGTCCATAGAAGTCTCAGCCCAGTTCTTAGTGACTGCATCCTGTGCAGCTACTGGGTCAGCAACATTCTTGATAACTCGACTTTGAGCATCAAACTTACCGTCTGCTGTTTTAAATAAAGATTCACCTGCGGTATCTATAGCTTCTTGAGAAGCAAAGAACAACTGTTCAGCAGATTTATCAAGGTCGTTCTCAGTAAGGATTGCTCCATTACTGAAATCAACTGCTCGGTTGGTTAATGAAGTTGTACGCGCTACACGTACTACCTGACCGTTTGTTGGTGTGCTGGTCAGGGATATGGTGCTACTACTTGTAAAAGTAAATGCTGTAGTAGCCGACCCAGCGACATACACACTGATGTCCTGCTGGGCTGTGTAGCTGAATGGGATACTAAATGTATTAGTGCTGCCATCAGCAGTATATTCAATATAGCTATAAGCCATGATAATAAGCCCTAGTTGTTAAAGTTTGAAGATGTACCCTGGCTGCTCAAGATGTTGAGGCCTTGGTTCACTAAAAGAGCGTTCTGGTAAGGAAGCAAACGTGCTGCTGCTCTCCACTGTGTAAATGACATGTCATCTGCTTGAGTCCCTAGGTTCACTAGAGTTCGCGTTGCAGAGTCCATAAGGTCAAGGGTTGGGTTGGCAATAAAGGCACTACCTGCACCATCCTTCAAGACATTCGGAATACCTCCAAGGAAGGAGTAGAAACCAAAGCCTGATGTGTAGGAGAAGGCACCTACTGCAACTGCTCCTGGAGTCATATGGCGTTCAATGTATTCCTGCTGGTCTGGGCGACCTTGTGCAAGTAGATACACTCGACCAATATGCAACATAGTAGCTGCTGCCATTTGAGCCATGAGAATCCTTGCGGATACCACAGGATCACCATTGACTGCTCGGTTATATAAACGTCCGGTCTGGTGTTCTGCGGCTGCTATAGGAAATCCTAGGAACTGGAATAATGTACGACCTATTGCAGATCTGATCAGAGCGTTGTTAGAGCCTATATCAGCTTCTTGGACAAGGTTAGTCACCTCAAGAGCTACATGGTTCTGGAACGAATCCCATACCTCAGGTTCCCATTGCTTGCCGTTAAGGACAGTAGGAAAACCTGACTCATCCATCTGTACGTGTGTACGTATGTTGTCAATGATTCTCTTACCCATTACCTCATCCAAGCCTGTCTGTTGCAGAACAATGGATGGGTAGGCTTTAGTGTTCTTAAAGGCTGCATCTGTCCAGTTTTGGAGCATCCCAAAGATCTGAACGCGCTGGGACATGTCTGTTAAGAAGTGCATACCTGAGATTGTGGAGGTAACGCCACGCCCTGCCCCAAGCATCCAGTTGAGCTTGGAATGGGTAGTGGTAATCCACTCTCCAGGTTCGTCATAACGAGATCTGTTGGAACCCCTCGCAAAGTGTGTTCCCACGCCTGTAGCCATAACAATCTCATCCAAAGCCTTATTGTCTAAACTACCATCAGCGGCCCTTTTATAGACCTGGTTGAAGTGGCTCATAGTGCGTAGGTTATGTTTAAGAGCATTAGCTGCAATTACTGTAGAGACTTCCACTACTTGCGATAAACCTACTAGGTTCATTACCCGCATGAAGTTGAAATCACGTAGCATCTGAAGACGGGATCGGGTCTTGTCACTGATCAGGTCAGAGTCCACCATTTCCTTACCCTTAATGCCTTTGTAAAGGTTGTGTAGAATCTTCTCTACTTTGTCCTTAGAACCAGCAAGGTCAAGGTTAGGGTTCTCTGTCTTCCGATTAATGAAGGATTGATCAACAATACGCATCCACTTATCAAAGGTCATATCGTGAGTGTCTATACCGTTACGAGCAAGACCTACAGAAGCACCAGCTCGGAAGCTGTAGTCCATAATCAGGTCTTGCATAGAGTTAATGGTAAAGTCGGACACACTGATCATCTCAATCTTTCCGCTATCTGTAGGCACAGGGAACTTAGCGGTTTCATCAAGATGTAGTCGGGATCTAAGGTTGACCATGCGTTCCTTACCCTTCTTAAGGGGGGAGCCTGTAACCATGAGGGTTACAAGTTCTTGGATGTCAGCTCTTGTGGTGCCTTCATCCATTAGGTCAGTTAACTCTTCTGTCAGGTTGTTAATGAGTTCATCAGGATCATCAAGACGTTGCCCTGCGTCCATCATTCCCTTTTCGTTATTAGGGATCTTTTGGATACCTTTAGCATATGCTAGGGATACCTTATTGATGTAATCATCAACCTTCTTGTCTATGTATTCCTGAGAGCGTTGAGTAATAGGCTTACCTGCCAGCTCTTGGCGTTCCATTGTCCTAAAGATCTTGTTCTCAATCATTGTCCGTACTTGATCGTACAGTTCAGGCTGCTTCTTGATCCATGCCCTTTTGATGACATTTTCCGCTATTAACTTAACGGCTCTGTCTTGGTTATGGGATACTTTAGGAAGTATAACGTTGAAGAATCTAGCAATGTCCATCATACGCGGAACGTAATCAGGGATATGCTTGGACTGTGTAGCACTGGGTACACCAGCGTCTTGCATGTCACCAAAGAGTTCATCAAGCACTTCTCTGGCTACCTTAGCTCGGTTCTGGATGTAAGGGGGAGACTTATCAAAGACTTCCTTAGAACGTGCTGCTTGAGTCACCTGCTCATGGAAGGCACTGGTATCAGCAAAACGCCAATTCACTACCTTTGACCAGCTAGAGGGTAAGTTCTTCTGCCACTCTCTAATGTCCTTGCCAATGTCCAACATATACTTGGAATGAGCTTTACGTTGGATCTTAGATTGGATAGTAGAGGCAGAGATGACTACAGGACTACCGTCTTTGTTGCCTCGGTTGTTCTGGATTAGAGCAGCACCAAGGAAACGTACTTCTGGGATAGGGTGCGTCAGAACAACGGATACGTCATTCAATAAGTTACTAACCCCTGCCAGGTCGCTAGGAGACCACTTCATCTCTGGCATCTCAGCGATAGCCTTAGCCATGGCTGTAGGATCATCCTTAGCAGCCGCTACATTCTTAATGATCTTTGCCACATTGACAGGATCAGCAGTGCGTAAGATGTCTTTGTAGTTATCAGGGACTAGATCATTATTGATCATGTCTTCAACTTGCTTCTTAGCTACAATTACCTCATCAGGTGTAGGGTCTAAAGGTTTCTCTTGAGTACGCCCTGGGAGGTCTTTAGGATTCACACCTTGCTCATAGGACTCAAAGAGTTCCTTAGGGTTATAACCTTCTCGCTCAAAGGTCTCTAAGCGGGATAAGGCGGCTTCAGCCTCAGTTGCTTTTTGGTGGGCAGCTAGGCGGGAGTTGATATTATCAACCCTGCTCTGGAATAAACCTTCCTCTTGTAGCTGTTGGTGTTGCTCCAACTCTTCAGCAAAGTGTTTAACTTTACGGGACTTCTGTTGATTCCTCTTACCGCCTAAGAGATCTTTAGCTTCTTGTTTAAGATCTTTAGTGGGTTTGGTAGCTGCATTCTTCTTAGTTTGCTTTAACTTGTAATTTAAGTCGTGCAATTCAGCCCTAAGGGTCTTAATTTCACCTCTGGAGAGCTTATTGCCAGCCTCAGGCATCAGCCTTTGCTTGATGTCACTGATAGCTTGCTTGTACTGTTCTAACTCTTCAACCTTATGGAGACTCTGAGGGTGTTCAGGATCCACAGCTCTCATGTTGACAGCCGCTTCCTTTACGTCAGAGAAGTGATACTCACCTTTATTATTGAGTATCTTTTTACCGGACATATTTTCTAATGCCCTTATGGTGCCGTAGTCCAAGGCTCTTGTAAGAGATCCAGCCAAGGTACTAAGACTGCCACCTAATACACCACCACCTAAGGTTGCATATAGGACATCTTGAGCATCTCGATCAGGAGCTAATTCAGTTGCTGCTAGCTCTACTAGGCCGTTCTCAACAGCACCATAGATCATACCGTTACGTCCATAGCGTATAGCATTGGACAAGCGTGTAGTGGCTCTTGTGGCCCTTGCTACAGCTATCCCCTCCCCTATACCCATAAAGTAGGTAGGTAGGAGTGCAGGGTCTAATGCACCTACCGCCAACTCACCTAAAAAGGTGGAGATAGGGTTGTGTTGGTAGGCCTTAGCTAAGATCTTACGGTTATCGTTAGTTGTTATAGCACTGGCTCTACGGGCCTTCGCTGTGCCTTCTGAACGAGACTCAAGGATGTAGTCATGGAGTTCATAAGGAATATCCTTGGTGTACTCATTGACCAACTCTTCTGTCCATAGAAAACCATACTCAGTAGTGTTTACTACGGAGTGCTGCATCACACCTGTAAGGGAGTTTTCATCATATGAAGCAGACATTGCATCAGTGAATTTAGGCGCAACGTCTTCTACTACACTTCCTTGTTCATCTAGGGTATAACCTTGTTCAGCTAACCGTTCAGCCGTGTGTGTTCCTTGGGTATCACCAAGGCCATACAAACGACTATAATCAGATAGTTCATTGGTAGACATGGGTTATTCCCCCTCAGATTGACGTACTTGCTTGTTAATGAGCTGTTGTAAAGGCGTGTTGTTTTCAGCCCACTCCTTCATCTCATCAGCTTGCTTTGTGAGTGCATGTGTAGACTTAAGGACTTGGTTTTGTTGCCACATAGCGGCCTTCTTAATGTCCTCTATAGAGAAAGAGGAGGCACTTGGCATCTTCCCTTCTTCAGAATATAGAGTGAAGTAGTTAATACCGTTGGATTGGTGGCTATAAGCTACACCTACATCATCAACATCAATGCCTGACATATATATAGCTAGTAGCGGGTTGGTCTCTTTAAGATAATTAACATAGGAGGGGATGGCATCAGCAAAGTCTTTAGGAGGCAGCCCTTGAATACGGGACTTATCTAAGCGTGAATTACCAATAACCACTGTCATAGCCTCAATCCTGTCCTTAGCGATCTCTAAGACCTTCTCAGGGTCAGCATTGGGGTTATAAGTCAGTGCTGCGGTGATCATACGCTCAACTTTAGGACGTAGGTTTCTCGCACCTGGGCCAGTTTTGAACCACCAATCATTAACATCATCAACTATAGTGGCTGCTTGTTCCTGAACACCTTGTAGATCTACCTCAATGTTCCCGTTGATCTTATTGGCAATCATTGAGAGAGCTTCAGGCTGTGTGGCTCCAAACATGGTAAGGGCTGTGTAGGTGTGGTAAAGCTCTTGATCAGCCTCATTTACAAACGTATTAAAATAGTTAGGCGCTGTGTTAGAGAGCTGCTTTAAGCGTTCCATACCCCTAAGGATGGCCTGTTGGCCCTCAGGGTTGGTCTCATCAGTGTATGTGTGGATACGGGCTGTGGCTGCATTGATTTCTGAAGACCACTCTGGGTTCTCAATGTTGTTCTTGGTATGCCACTTATACTTAGTATCTTGTGCCTCCCCTTTTGCCATTGATAACGCTAATTGGTATTCTTCTGAACCTTCTTCATATAAGGTTTTAGCTGTTGTGACAGCCTCGTTGTAGCTTGATTCAACAGTGAAGTTTAGGTGTTCTACAGCCGCTTGCTTCTGCTCTTTAACAGAGATTGTTTTACCCCAAGGGCTTGTTATATCTCTTAAACCAAGCCCCCCACTAATTTGGGTGTAGGTAGCTTCGCCTATTGAGTTACCCCAGGCTTCTTGAATATTCTTTAACTCTACTGCTTTAATCTTCTCAGTTGCAGCAAACACATACTCAGTGATATTGGATTGGTATCCTGTACCACCTAAACCTTTCTCTAGGAGGTAGTTACCAACATGAGGCATTAACCCTAAGCGTCCCTCGGTCTGAGCTATACGGGCAAGGCTATTAAGTGACTGTTGCTTAGATAAACCATAATCACCACTACGCAGATCAGTATCAAACTGATTGATTAACTTATTGAAGTCACCAGGCTTTGTTTCTGGGTTATTACTATAAGCTCTATACGTAGACATAAACGCTTTTGAAGTGTTCTCGTCTAATTGCTTCTGTTGTCCTAAGTGGAAATGCTGCTGCATAACAGGAGTGAAGATGGATGTTAGGTTATCCTGCACTTCCTGTTTTAGTAAGGGGTCTTGGATGTCGCTTAAATTAGTTGTAAGTAAGCTCTGTACAGCAGGGAGAGAAAATAAACCCTCGGCATTCATATTAGGGTCATCGGAAACCTCAGGGGTCGCTATGACATTCTTAAGCTGTTCTAGTGTTTGGGCTTGTATACGCTTTGCGTAAGAACGATCTTGGGCTGTTTGTACCCGTTTCTGCTCTTCTACTCTTTCAAATACCGTACCCGCAGCTTGGGCTAAGGCACGACTTAATTGATTGTCCTTAGTAGGTCGCACATATGTATTAACAGTTTGCGCTACGGGGTTCAGGCTCACCTGATTACTGTCATACTGTGTTTGTACTCGTTGTCTCGCCACAGCGATAACTCCTATGTTTTAGTCACCTGATTTGTAGGTGTTGTATTTACCGCCTATCTCCAAGCCTGTAGCTAAGAGGTTAGGTCGGGGCACATCATTGATACGTGATTGTCTACCAGCCTCCACACCTTTCTTTTCTTGGTCTACTTGGGCAATGTAGTTCTGGAGGTTAGTGTCACGCCTTGTGTCGTCTGTTAGATTCTGTCTAACTATGTCGGCATACAGACTATCCACGGATAATCCTGATACACCTGATTCACCAGAAGCGACTTTGGCATGAGCGAGAGCCTTGGCTGATTCAATATCAGCTTTGAACTCTGCATCAGCTTTAGCCTCTTCTTGTTCACGTTGTTGTAAATTGAGTTGACGATAATCATTGAGTGCAGCGGCGTTGGCTGCTTTGTCGTTGGCTTGGGATTGGGACTGTGCTTCGCTAAAGGCCATGACAGAACTCATAATACTGAGTGCTGTTCCCATACCTGCTGTTCCCATAGCCGCTATTAATGCTGGTGGGCACATGATTCGTTAATCCTCACAAATTCATAAAAGGGTTTCTTACCTACCCCATGGTCAGGGATAAGGCGTACAAAGGTGAACCCAAGGCTCCTTAGCCATCGGATTGCCACCTCATTGTGTTCATCTACATAGTTGTAGAGGACGGGGTATTTTAGGTTTAAGTCCCTAACCCATTCATTAGAGACTTTAATAACGTCCCGCCCTATGGTTTTGATCTCGTCAGAACCTAATAACCAAGGGCTGGCTAGAAGGTCACTGACAATATTGAAGCCAAAGATTCCTATAATCTCCCCAGATTCATCAATAATGGTGTTACATTCTTCTGAGGACTCATAGCAAAGAACTAAGGCTTCATAAGGGTGTAGCCCATGGGATGCCATAATTTCATGTTGGTCTTGAAGGCGTAGCCTTGGGGCTAGCTTCTTAATGTCTTTAAAGCGTGTTTTCCTATAGTGGGCCATAGTTTTCCCTTAGATCCTTTGGGTTTTTTGAGTAACGAATCCTTCCCACTCCGCACTCTGGAACACACAAGGCAAGTAACTGTCTGATGTCAGCACTACCTTGGCATACTTAGAGTTAGTCATAATGGGAACCCTGAACGTGCCCTCATCGAGGTTTGCACGACCAAGGATGTTTGTACCTCCACCGATAGTCCGTCCATTGAACTCTCTGGAGACTGTAGGACGTTCTGTGGGGGTAGATTCAACTTTAAAATAAGCTGTATCGTTATAAACAATGTTGAAGTTTCTAATCTGCAATTTGGCAATGGTAATAGCCTTGTTGTCTTGTTTTAGAACAGCTTCTGAGAACTGGTATGTGAAGGTATAAGGAATACCCCCATAGACTCTATCTCCATTAGCAACAGCCGTGGCAGCCGCTGAAGCTGTTATTTGTACCCCATCAGTATCAATATAAATAATATTGGAATCTGTATAAGGCGCACCTGAAGAGGTCAGTAGGAAGCGTCTATCAAGAAGTACAGCCCCTCCCCCATAGTTACTAAGGGTGTTTGTGTAGCTCATATAGGAACTGGCAGAGTCATTAGAGAGGCTTAAGGATTCCAGATATAAGCCATCAGAATACTCAACAATTACCTTAATATTGGAACCATTAAAGGCTACGGACTTCACTTCACCAGAGAATGTCCATTCTGACCAAGCTGACTGTAGCTTCTCTTCACCTCGCCAGTAATAACGATAAACAAACACAGAGTTTGGCTTATCTTCACTGAGTACCAGGAGCATATCTTCATTGGAAGAAGCTGCCAGGCCTGTTACGGTTCCCTCTAGGTAGGTAGGGGTGTGTGCAGATACGTCAGCAGCATCGTTAGTTTCGCTTGAGGAATCTACATAATACTCACGGATACCCGACCACTTACCTTTGGAATACCCAAAGAATACGTAACGTCCTGCCCCTACTGGCTTTGCAGCTAAATCAGCCTCAAAGTTAGTTGATACGTCTATATGAACAGTATCGGGTGTCAGGAGTTCAGAGGCGGTTAGCATGAACTGTGTTAGGTCAGAGAAGATCAATAGTGATTCATTAAAGGGTATAGCGTGTTTAAGAATACTGATCTGGTTGTTACTTACTGCTACATCTATAGGGTTAGACTCTAAGGTAGTCAGTACAGTCTTAGGGTAGAAGTTATAGAACTCCCCTGCTTCGGAAAAGATGACGTTTTCATCTGCCAAGAACCCTAAACGGTTACGGTGGAAGAAGATGTCATTAATTGTGAAGTCTATTAAAGAGGGATTAGGGTTAGTTTCTTCATCCCCTGCTTTACGATCATTCCATTCAATAGGAGTGAAGGTAAAAGAGCCATCACTGTTCTTTACCAGCTTATGAGGCATGGTTAGCTTATTTAAGCGGTTCTTAAGGGCATTACCGTCAGTCCCTAACTCGCCTACAGTCTCTTTCCAAACTAGCTCATTGTTGTTGTTATCATTCTTAGTTAAGTGAACGAAGTGGTCATCCTGCTTCTTTTCGTTAGAACCACTTACCATGATCTTAAAACCCTCCTTACCCTTGCGGGGGAGGTTCTTAAAGTCTATGGTCTGGCCCTTAAAACTGAACATGAAGCGATCACCAGCACCATCGGAGCTAGCAATTTCAAAGTCAGCTCCATCAGTACGCTTAACGTAGACTGTGGAGCCTATACGTTCTTTGGTATAAGCAGCACTTAAACTCAAGTTGTTGTACAACTGGGTAGCTATGTAATCTGTAGCAATCTCAGAGGAGTGGCTTGAGGCACTTCCATCTGGTGTGGTGAATGTAGCTGTAGCTCCCCCTACCTCAATCGTGTAGGTAAGACCATAGTCAGCTTGGCGTATATAGAACATACACTCAGGGGGTCTTAAGGTACTTGTATAAGAGTCCAGAGCTACCGTCTTTTTTTTATTAACGATAAAGGTGGAATCTCCCACTGATACAGCACTGATTTGTGTGGTGTAGTCAGTGACTCCTGAAAGGTAGGAGGGTAAGCTAGTTAGTGTATTGCCGTTCTCATCCTTAACAGTCAAGGCTGTACCTGAACTATTAAACACTTTTATACCGGATGTGGTAATAATTGCAGTGTAGTCCTCAGTGCTTGAGTATTTTATAGGATGGATAAAGGCATTAGCTGCTGTGGAGACCCCAGGTAGTTTAGCTATGTGTTCTGTACAAGGTCGTTTCTCAAGTCCGCGTGTTACAGAACTCAGGCCATTGATCTGCACCTCTGCCTGTGAGGGTTGTCTAAGGCTTGGAGGTTGCTGTGAGATACCATTAAGGAGGTTAGGGATGGAGCTTGAAATTAACGACATAATTTACACCACCACCTTTGAACCTGCGGCCCGATCAATCACGGAATAGGTCTCATAATTGTCAAATATGTTGAAGTCCTGGACATCTGACTCTGCTTGTTGGAGATCAGACCAGGCTGTTACTTCATCCTCTTGTTGAAACCCATGAAGGGAATCAGACCCAAGAGTACGGTCTTGGAAGATTCTGGCAGCACGTACAGTAATGAAACGCCTTGCTGTCTCAGGTAAATCTTCAAAATCTAGTAATACCACTATGTCTACATTTACAGAGTCATTAATGGCATGTGTATTCTTTACGCGGTCATAGAGCTTATTACCCCGCTGAACCAGATCAGACGTAGCAGACATTCGGAGCGATGTCGTGTCTACATGCAGACAGTTTGTGGGCAGTACAACTTCCCCTGCTAAATCAGGACTGAGCTTAAAATCAAGATCAGTGTTGAATGACCAACCTCTGGATTGAGTTGATCGGCTGATGTTATCCACTATCTGCTCTGCGAGGGTCGCTTCAACCAGCCCTGAGTTCAGAGTATTGATCGGAGATTCCCCGATGGCTGACAGCAGTGTGTTTACCGCCTCCAGCTTCGTAGTTGGAGTCATATATTCCCCCTCACTTTAAATAAGAAAAGGAGACCCTAAGGCCTCCTTATAGATGTGCTTAAACCTTGCTAATAGCAATTGCACACGCAGGACGTAGGGCGTTATGACCCATAGCGTATTTGGCTACCATTAAGGTGCCTTGACGTTCAATCTGATACTCAGACTCAACACCTAGATCCAGCAATTTAACAGTTGCAGCAGCGTCTTCAGTGAAGATTAAGCCTAACAACTTGCTGTAGTCAGCGCGGTACGCAGAGGTACGGCTGGAAGTGATTGGTTCTACATCAGCAGAACTAGAGGCTTGGTTAGACTGTGGGATGTGGTTAGACATCATCACATTAACACCGCCTACTTGTGGTACAACACCACCAGCTACAGAACCATTACCACCTACGTCTTTGTTCAACCAAGTGGCTGAAGTAACGTCAGTAGCGTTCAGTAGTGCGTAGTATTGAGAAGGAGCTAACACAACGGTCTTCTGACCAGTTACGTCCTTCTTGTCGAACTCTTCTAAGGCAGCATAGATCGCGTCAACAATCTTCTTACCATCAGTAGCATGAGCTGCTGTAGTACCTACAGTGACGTTAGAAGTGTAAACTTCATCATCAAAGGAAGCACCGAACAAAGAGGTAGCTTGGGTGCTGTTAGTGACATAAGCAGAACGGGCAATAATGCGCGAAATGTTACGGTCAGCTACGTTAGCCAAAGCATTACCAGCTTCTTTAGAGTAGATGCTGCGAACATCGAAGTGGTTCATAGCTTCATCAACATTACTGATGAATTGAGTTGAGATAAGTAGATCATCAACAGTTACGATACGTTCTGCATGTTTGATCTTATCTGCTTCAATCATACTGCCAGGAGTGTGATATTTAGCAGAACCTACACCAACTAGAGGGAAAGTCGCTGACTTACCACCTGAGATAGTGCGGGTGCGGTGCAACGGCATGAAAATGTTCTTTTCCTCAAATGCAGTTAGGACTTCACCTGCGTACAGTTTGAGAAATAATGAGCGATCATCGCCAGTTGCGTTAGTTTGACCCAATCGTGATGGGGCTTGATGTGGCAGAGCCATAATAATGTACCTTCTTAAAGAAAATTAAAGTGTTGTTTTGTGTTTCCAGCACTTGTCCTTCCTTTCCCTAAGATTGTCCTCCGCAGAGGGTCAGAGATACTTGGTCTTGGAACTTTGCTATTGGAATAAAAAAGACTCCCGAAGGAGCCTAAAGGGTATTGCGGAGACAGTCCGACTAGAAGACGCTGCTGCGTTGTAATTTCACAGCTACTTCTTGTCGGTATGCAGGATCTTTCGAGTACCTTGGGTCACGCATTGCTGCGGTGAGTTGGGCGCTAGACTCAAAGACCCCACCCGCTTTCGTATTGGTTGTACCCCTAACCAGAGTGGGTTCACTCCCGTTAGCGGAACGGTACTGTGCTGATAGTCCCTGGATAGCCATATGGACTGTCTCTTTACTCCCACTGTTAACAGCCTTATTAAAGGTATTAATAGTGGACTCAGGTAGGTTATCAGCAGCCCATGTAACCATTTCAGTGTATTGGTCTTGTCCTCCAACCAAACCAAAGGCGTCATTCTGCATCTGTGTTGCCACAGCAGTTTGGCCTTGGATGAATTGGTTGGTTAGGTCTCGACTAATGCCAGCTTCTTCTAGTTGCTTGTAGGCTTGGTCTGATAATTTACCTTTTTGGGCAAACTCTTGGGACAATACATCAAAGTCAATTCCCCGCTTCTCCAGCTCTTCTTGAGCAGCTTCCACAGAAGCAGTCTCAGGTGCCGGAACATCGGATTGAATTTGAACCTTGTCCTTAGGTTGTCCTAATTTCTTTTCTAACTCTGCATAGGCGCTAGCCATATCTTCAGCAGAGGTGAACTTTTCTGGAAGCCACTCAGGTCGATCAGACACTGGAGGGTTTTCTAGGGCGTCTGCCTTAGCAACCATCTCTGCTACGTGTTCTTGATTCTCTGGTTGTGGTTCTTCATATGTATTTAACTGTTCAGCCACTTGTACTGTCTCCGTTGTTTATTAGCTATTCAGTTGAGGCTTGTTGATATTGTTCCGCCATGCTCTGGGCAATTTGAGGACTAGCCTTTTCAGCCATTCCTGCCATTGTCTGTTGCATCATTGCTTGTTGTTGAGCTTGTTGGGCTGCTTGTTGTTCTTGTGCCTTCTGCTCTGCGGATTTAATTAAGCCATTTGTATCAATACCTAGTGACGCACCAAGGCGGTCAATGTAGTCATCCAAGTTCAATTCTTGGCGTAAGACTTCTGGGCCTAAGGGTTGTAGGTATTGGAGTAGTTGGGCAAGTTTATTAAGGTCTTGTCCACGACCTAGTGCTTCCATACCTGTAACAATCTGTGGTTTCAGACTGTCTTTAGGGAACTTAGGCATCTTACCCTGCTGCTGCATACGCTGAAGTAGGATAGTCACCATGGGTAATTGGAACTCTTGACTTAGAATGGAATACACACCACCTAGGGATGATTCCAGCTCTTGGGCCATAAAGCGTACTTCTTCCGCAGTCACTCGTTCAGCTTGACGCTGTACTGAAGTGTTCATAAGGAAGGCAAAAGACAAGCGTTCACTAATCTTTTGAGCTGCATCAGATGCTACACGGAAGTCGTTGAACTTCTGTAGTTGTAGGACTGAGACATCATTAGCATCACCTTGAGCAATACCCCCATTAGGGGTGCTGGCAAGGGTGCGGGGTTTAGTAGTACCGTTAGGCCTCACTAGGAACAATACCTTAGCGGCGGCTGCGGAACCCTCTACGAGAGCCTTTGTTAAGGCCTCAAGAGACTTAAGATCCCCAAGAAACTCTTCAACATAGCCTCGACCATAGCTCTCACCATCCACACGAATCATACGTAGGGGTAGGAAGGGGTTTTGATCAAAGGTGAATGTACCTTCCGAATCCGGAACAACCAGACCTTCTACTTCCTGATAAATTTCCCACTTCTTACCTTCTATAAGGCGAACATGAGTAAATAGATCTAGGTTACGGTGGATGTCATCGGCTGCTTCTGGGCTATTTAGTACCTCTTGTGTGGAGGGAGGTAACATCATAGGACTTACGGATTCTTTGGTAAGGATCTCTAAAGTATTTCCCATGGCATCCCGTTGAACAACAAAGCGATCAAGACGGAATACCCTCATACCCCCATCAGGGGCCATATAGATCAGGACGTTACCTGATGTAATTAGTTGTTTTAGTGCTTCAAACACAGGCACTCGGTAGGCGTTAGCTTCTACCTCTTGCATTCCTGCTCTTTCAATTCGCGCCAAGGCTTCCTCTGCCTTACCTCTGGCATCTGGCCCTGCTAATTCTGCAAGGTCAAAGTCGTCAATAGTCAGCCTAAAGAAGGGGCTATTGGGAGGTAAAAGGGTCATTAGGAGTTTTGATGCTAAATTATTCACACCCCTGCTTCCGATACTCTGGAAAGGTGTGGCGTAATTAGTCGATCCTGTGTGACCCTCAGGGGGCAGTAAGGTAGGTATTGTCAACTCAGCACACTCACGCCCTCGTTCCAAAAAAGGAGAGCGTTCAGCTTCTAGTTGTGTATACCGCTGCTTGGCTGTGGTGGATGTATCTACCATCTCTCATAGCCTTTTTAAAAATGTTTATAGGGGGGTGTTATGTTGGGATGTTAAGACCAGATTGGCCTGTACCACCAACATTAATACCGAAGTTTTTACCGTAAGTCGTAGGGGGTAGAGAACGTAAAGCCCTCTTACCTGCCCTACGCTTATGCTTTTTGATAGCCAAGAGGTTGGTTAAACCTTCTACTTCTGCGGGAGGGAGTGCTGAGGCAGGTGCGGGAGTTGTATCCTGTTTTGAAGGGGAATCACTAGGGGCAGGAGTTTCCGTCTTTTTATTTGTATTAACAGTGTCATCAATATGGCCTGCAATATCAGGCTTAGTCACCTTGGCGTCTTTGCCTAGCGGGTCATGGCCTGTCTTGGTGGCCACCTCGATCCCATCCACAAAGGTGGTAGAAGTCTTCTCACCAAGGCGAACATCACCAATGGTAGGGTCATCCGATTTAGTAACAATGGATGGCCCACCTTTGTAGTCGTAAGTGGTCTTGACGTTCCTATCAAATAACCCGCTCTTCTCTTCGGTCTTTTTGACGCCGCCAACAAGGATGCCTGCTTTGGTAAGGTCGGCTTTATCTGCCTTACTCATATCAGGATCATCAATCACAGCCATTGACCCAGTAACACGCTTTAGATCATCATTAGCTTTACGGCTCATATCCTCAGTGACCACTTTATCGCCAGAGTAGGCTTTCTTCATACCTACCTTGTCTTGCTCAACCTTCATGTCGGCTTGACTCACACCCTTAGCGCGTTGATCAGCCCAGTACGCTTGGTTGTACTCAGTTGGCGCGGGGGTGGGTTTCTCTGCTGCTTTCTCCGCGTCATCAATGAGGTCTATTGGAACATCCCAAGGATTAGCTTCAGAATCGCTAGCAACCTCTATAGGTGCTATCTCTGTAACAGGGTCAGGTATATCATCAGTGAGGTCTACTGTAGGGTAGTCATTACCAGTTAAAGAAGATATTTCTAAGGCCTTACCCTGCTCTGTAGTAGGCGGTGGTGGGGTGTATGGCGTATTATAAGGATTACCTTCCGTCCTTGGATCATCATTAGGGGTGTATGAGGTCTCAATGGTTGTAGGGGAAGAGTTTGATGATTTGTTTCCACCACCTCCACCGCTGGTGTCATTAGAAGTGTTTACACACATCAGTAATTACCTCTTTTACTATTAATTCTTTGGTATATTCAAGCCACCAGGCTTAACACCGCCTAGATTTAAGCCAGTGTCTCCAGGACTACGTAAAGAACGCTTACCTTTCGCAGACTTCTTTCGTGAGGCAGAAGGTGTTTGTTCTAAATCAGTCAGATTCAACTTAGCGGGAGGCCTAGCAGGTGCTGGTGATGCGGGTGGGCTTGAGGGGGAGCTTGCAAAACACATATTAAAAGTGTTCCTCGTCAGGTTCTTCCGTCATTAACTCATGTAATTTATCAATCACGGATCGCTGGCCCTGGAGAAACCTAAGGTCTTCCAGTGAGCAGCTTATGTTATTTGGGAGCTTGTCAGGGAATAACTCATCTAGTTTATTAATGAGTCCTTCTGACAAGCTGTAGGGACTACGTTTTATAACTTTTATATCATTATTCATTAAACGAATACCTAGTGGGTACGCTTTATTCAGTAAGTGTTGACCAACTCACAGGGAAGAGGGGTCTAATTAATTTATCCACAATCTTAGCTAGCTCCTGAATCTCTACTTGAGCGTGAGCATCAGTGCGTTGCTTGACCATCCGAGCAAAGGCAGCCAGAGAACCAGTAACGTAGTACGAGGTGTACATAGACTGTGGTAAGACCATACGTGCTTGTTCAGGTGCTACACCATACCTGAGCATATCTTCATAGAAGTATTTACAGGTGTTGATTAAGTCCTTATAGTTACTGGCTACAGTACCTTCCGACTTGTAATCACTGCCCATGTGAACCACTTCACCTGAACCACTACCCTGCTTCACACTGCCCTCAGGCCTACTACGCCACACCTCTGGCATATAGAACTCAGGGGTATCATCAACATACCTACGGCTCACCTCATTACGAGTGAAGCCTACGATGTGCTTGAACTCCTGACGAGCAACAAATATTGGTACTGTGTAGCGCATGGTTATCTGTGGGTGACTGAATGGTGTCCAGTGACCGTGTTTAGCTAGGTAATTGATTAGCTTTTGGTCACTGTAACTAACCTCTGCACTTTCCTTATCAAAGGATACCCTAGCTGCATTCACTACAGTTAGGTCAGACCCCATGTGGTCCACATACTCAGCTTTCATCAGTATCCTCCAGCCATTCTCTGAATTCAGGGTTGGTTAGGTTATGCTTTATCACTATGTTCATAGCATCTAATAACACCTTATCGTAAGCAGTATCTTCTGGGCGTGTACTACTCACTCCAATGACATTGTGGTATTGCTCCATTAGTCTAGTTATTAATAACCCATCCAAATACTCATCTGTGAATACATTCTTTAAATCTTCTATATAATTCATCTGTATCCTCCTCCTCTTCCTCATCTGGTAAATCCCACTCTGGCGGGTATCCGTCATCGAAACCAATGTCTCTATAGTTCACTATAAATCCTCCCATACTGTACCGCGTTGTGCTAACTGAACGGCAGTGTTGAAAGAGCAGCCGAAGCCACTCATAATTTCTTCAAAGTGGGTAATGAACATCAACGGCAGTCCCAATCCTCTTCAACACAGTTCCGAGAAAGACCCCGTTTGATTGCGTCCTTGGGGCGAGTGTCTTCACCTAAAGGTACAGGGGGTTTATTGAATAATGCCTCCCAACCTGCGTCATACTTATCAGTCTTTGCTTTTGTGCGAATGGGCAGTCCCGTTGCTTCACTTATTGATGTCACCACGTTCTTTCAGCTCCTGTATAAGCGCCTGTTCTACCTTAGAGATTTGACGGTTCATTGAATAAATTGAATATCGGATATACCACTTCAGAAAGATGTGCTTGATTTTTTTATACAACTTCACATGCACCTCCTGCACAGGCAAGTTCACCAGCTAAGTCAGTCATATCATCAGTCTCTTCAACCAATGTTAGATCTATATTGCTTAAGGATTTCTCCAACATTTCATAACGTTCTTTAGTGATGTCCTCAAAAGGAGCTTGTACATAAGTACCTCCGTCATAAGGGAGAACTGAAATACCATTGAAGTTATTACGGTTCTTCCACATCCACTCCCCTACCAGTTCCCACTCATCATCCTTAACGCTGATCGTGCAGCTCACGTTATGGGCGTTCTGGCCTTTTAGATGACCAGCTCTAACCCATTCAATGTTGAACTTACGGACACGCTCTAGGAGTGATGTAGGGGATTCGGTGCGGAGGATTGAGGTGTCAGGAGCCTTTTGAGGAATCTCAATGACAGCCATTTCTGAAGGACGGAAGTATTCATCTTCCACCAGTTCTGGGTGGTACTCATTCAGGTATCCGTATAGGGCTTCATTTTTACCTAAACGAATACGGCGAATATAATAGTCATTATGCCAAGCATGGATGCCGCTAGAAGAACCCAGAACACAACTGGACGTACCAGAGGGCTTAACAGTGTTTGTACGAGCAGCAGGATTAATGCCAAGGATATTAGAAACTCTATTATTTTCTTCTTTAACGACTGAGGCTGCTTCTTCCAGATCATATTTTAATATCTCCCCAGAACCTATGCCTGTCATGCCTACACCCAAGAGGGCATCTTTTTCTGTGGTCTCTCGCCATATCTCCCGTAAGTAGTGGAAGTCTGTATAGGAGGCCTGAAGAGTCCCAATGAGGGCTGCGGCTTTAGCGCGAGCGTTGAGGTCTTGCTGACTAGAGATGTCAGAAGCGTTGATCTCTGTAAGATTACAGAATTGGTAGGGGCGTAGTGCTATTTCACAACCGTTGTGTTCAATGAGAGTCGCAAAGCTCTCACCAGTTCTCTTATGAACTTCTATACGTCACCGCATAGTCCAGACTATATCATCATCCGCTTTTTCAGGATGTTACGCTTTTCGGGTATCATTAGCTTATACCCTACTCCCTTGCGGGATAGTCGTTGCACGTTCCGAATGTCTTACGACATAAGGCTTCGCTCAGGATTGTCTCGTAGAGATGTTCCCTGAATTAACGTAATTCTTCGGAATGGATTACTCCATTAAGCCGCCATTGACGGATTTGTTCCCCAATCTTTATCATTACTAAAGTAAACCCCAGGCTCTCCTGAACCTGATAACTCTACACGTTCCCAAAGCTCATCAAAGTCTTGTTTAGTGACCTTGTGGCGTAGGATAACTGCACTGTTATTAGCTCGGCCTCGCTGTGGGTTTTCCTCATACCACTTCCCTGCTTTACAGGCCAACATATCTTCATCATCCATAGAGAAGAGACTGATAAGGGCTGCGCGTCTAATACCACCCGCAAGAACAGCGTCAGCGATATAGCACATGAGGTCGTGGGCCTCAAGGGTGGTTATCTTACGTCCTATAGCTCCATCAAGAACCTTACGGAGGTTATGTATACAGTCCTTGAGTGGTTGTGGGCCAGGTGCTTTACCACCGCTAGTGATTAGTTTGGCACCCTTGACACGTATGTCTCGGTAGTCAAACTCAACATCCATGAGACCTCTAAAGTAGGCCTCCATTAAGACCTTAACCGCATCTGCCCAGCCTTCAATGTTGTCCGATATTAGGAAGCGTCTTTTACGTTTCTTGACCCCTACTACATCAGGTAACTTTTCAACATGGTGACGTTGAACGCTGTAACCTACGCCTGTACCTCCTAGTAGAAGGAACATAGCTTCACTGAAGGACTCAGTAGAATCACAAGGCATAAAGGCACAGTTGAAGATGCGATTAGGTGCCAGTTCAATAGGCATCCCACCGAACTGGAGACTTCTCATTGAAGGTAGTACACGCTTTTCATGTACCAAGCGGTAAGCCCCTTCAATCTCTGCCTTGAGTTTAGGGAACCTACGCTGGTGCATTTCCTTGTTACGATTAACTAGCTCTTTCCATGTTTCCCTACGCTGTAGTTGGGGATCGTACTTAGCGTACTTTGAGAAGACAGTGATGTCAGAGAGTGTTTGATTTGATGTGGTCATAGATATTTATCCATCCATTGGGTTAGTTCTCTACGGCCTTTAACTCCCCCTAAGAAGCCTAAGTTGCTACCTTCTGAATCCACAGCCACCAGCGTAGGGACTGAGCGAATACGATAACGGGCAGCAAGTTCAGGTTCTTCTTCAGCATTGATATTACGAAGGTCTATTTCTTTGATGTCGCAAAGGTCTTTAACTAGGGGGGCGTAGGTTTTGCAGGGTTGGCAGGTAGGTGTGTAAAATTTAAGTATTTGGTTCTCGCTCATCTTTGTGGTTAAGCTCCGTTCGTTGGATTAGTAGGTCGAGGTAGAATCTCGCCTTGTGTAAGTCAGCTACAGGAGTACCTTTGAAGGGATAACGTGTCACATACTTGATGACATTTCCCTCAAGGAAGTCGAGGTCGTTTCGGACAATGTAGTCAATAGGTTCAATCCCCCCACTGGTGTAGTGAGGTGGTTGCTTGATCAGATCCACTACATTATTCAAAGTAGGTTCTATCTTGTCTTCCATATTAGGTAATCTCCTTTGCATCTATAGGTGGTTCCCACAGGATCGGTTTTTCACCGTCCCACAGGTCATTAGTAAGGATTCGTGCCATACGTGCATTTAGAATGGCGTCTTCTTCATGCCATTTGTAGGTCTTCAATACGCCTGTCCACAGGGACTCAGGGGTGCCCCTAAAATGCTCAATGACTCTTCGGGCTGAGACTTCACCTACGCCTCGGACACCGTAATAACCATCCGTTGGATCACCCTTAAGTGCTTGGCATATGAAGTTTTCATAGGCCTCATCCTTGGTAATATGTACAACTTCCCCGTTCTCCCATATGTAGGCATCAGGTATTGTCTTCATGTCCTTATCGGCACTAACTATCACGTACTTCTCTGGTTCTTCCGTAGCCAGGATTCCTATAACGTCATCTGCTTCAAGGGTAGGTAAGACAACGTGTGGATACTCATCCTTCATAAACTGAAGGGCTTGGGACAGACACATAGGTTTGCGTGTGTCTTTACGGTTAGACTTGTAGAGGGGGTTCAGGTCTTTACGGAAGTTCTCGCTGTCGCTTATAGCAACTACAATGTCCGTAAGGCCTGTGGCTGTAATTAGTGTTTCGATCTGTTGGTGGATGGCAGCGTAAACATCATCTTCAAAACAGTGGAGAGTCCAAAGACCCTCCCCCCAGTTGATGCCCTGCTCCCGCGTTACGGCGGCTTTATATGCAATGATGTCTCCATCAATCAGAAGAGTCTTCCTCTTCTTCTGCCGCACGTTGCTGTTTTTTTGCGTCTTCAATTAAATCCTCCAGTTGCACCATCGTAGCTATGTAATTGACATAGGCTTGTGATATAAAATTGGCAGCAAGCCCTAGACTGACCGCAAGAAAACCTAAGGTTATTAGGGCAAGCATCACGGTTTCAAAGAAGGTCATGTCAGTGCACCACCTTTAGATGTGGCTTAGACTTCTCTGTCTTTCCTTGTGATGCCTTTTTGTTTATTTCATTGGCTAATTTAAGATAGAAATCAAAGACTTCCTCATCACTAACAACGTGACTAAGAGCTGCATAAAAGACAGCGCCAAAGACTGATTGGTCGTCTGTTGGTTTACCTCCGTCTACCTGGTAACTACGGTATTTCATCTTTTCGCATTTACTGTCGAGTGTAATGATTAGTTGAATATCACCTGTTTCCATACTAGGTCACTCCTTTTGTGTCGCGGTTGAATGCCTTAATCCACATGGCGCAGATGTCGGAACGTACAATGTCATTCTCTGTGAACTCAATGACAGGAATAGGTAGGTTAAAGCGTTGGGCTAGTTCAACTACTTTCTTCAGTCCTGAGGTCTTACCACGTAGGTCTGATTGACTGATGTCACCGTTGATAACCACCTTGGTATCTTGGCCTATACGTGTGAGAAACATCTTGATCTCTTCTGGGGTGGTGTTCTGGGCTTCATCAAGGATCACAAAGGCATCATTAAATGTTCTGCCCCTCATTACCTCAAAGGGGACAATTTCAATCTGACCCCGTTTCATGTAGATCTCATAAGCTGATGCCCCTAGGCGAGACTTTATGACCTCTGTAAAAGGTGCGATCCACGGCTCAATCTTCTCTGCCAGTGAACCCTTGAAGAAGCCTAAGGACTTACCTGCGCCAACGTTAGGACGGGTCAGGACAATCTTTTCAATCTTGTTGAGGCGTAGTAGATCAGCAGCTATGCTACCCGCTATGTAAGTCTTACCTGTACCAGCACATCCCATACTGACTGTTTGTTGGCGAGTCATAATGGCTGCTATATAGTCGGCTTGCTTATCGTTTTTAGGTAGAAGTGGCTGGGGGAGGCGTTCTTCAGTGAACTTATCTTTGTTGTTTTTACTGCGTTCCTTCCGGTGATGACGCGGCATTCTGTTGATCTCCAGCTAGTGAATTGAGAAGTTGTACTGCAAAGCCCAGGGGGATACGGAACCATTCCCCAAGACGTTCTACTGCATTCTTTTGGATTAGGTTGTGAGCCTGTCGCTCTTTACTGGCCCGATCATCTACTTCTATGTAATGAACGAGATGGTAATCGCGGTGAGGTGAGGAAGTCTGATATGAGTTAAGGCGGTCACTAGCATCAATGGCTTTACCTACCTTAACCCACCCGTTCCAAGCCTTGTTTACGATCAGGTAAACGTGACCCTTGGGAGTCTTGCTGTACCCCTTGAGAGCTGAGAAGGCAGCATCATCAAAGGATTTATAACGACCTGGTTTATGTAGTGGGTGTGACTTAGGGACGTACTTACCGTTCACGAACATTCTTGAAGTGTTCTTAAGGTTGTGTCCGGTAACACGCCTTCGACCTCCGTCTGCTTGCCCTACATACCACCATTCTCCATCTTCAAAAGTGACATTGAGGTTAGTGGGTCTCGGCCCATGTGCTTCCAATGTTGTACTCTGTGTCGAGCTTGATTCTGAACTTAAAGTGCTTCCCTGCCCGTTCAATTGCTTCTTGACTAATTTTTCCAAAAATATCTCCTTTGCCCTTAGGCACCAAGACTTGAATTTCATCGTGAACCCAAGCGACCTGCTGATAATCTTTACCATGGTTGAAGCCCTGCTCCTTTGCTACATTATGAAACTCAACTACCCACTGCTTGGCGAGTAATGCGCCAGCACATTGCAGAAGGGTATTGAGGGCTGAGTGTGGGGATCGGACAGGGATGATTCGCTTATCAAGCCCAACCAAAGAACCAGTTTTAGCTCTGTCCTGTACAGCTTCTTGAAGATTGGCAAGGGCTGGGAGGTTGCTAAGAAATCTCTTCTTGAGGGCCGAGCCGCCACGAATACCTTGGCCTATAATGCTGCCAATCTTGGCTGGACCTGCCCCATAAATCAGCGAGTACACGAAAACCTTCGATTGATCTCTAGTTTTGAGACCCGCTGCATGTTGATTAGCTGTGTGAATATCACCATTAAGGATGATGTCTGCATACTTACCTTTATCAAACCTCGCCATGAAATGAGCAAGGCATCTCAGTTCAATACCTGACATGTCGGAACCCATAATTTCCCAGCCTATAGGTGCATGAAATAACTCACGGCATTCTTTACCGTAGGCTGCACGTAGACTAGGCACTTGGGCTAAATTAGGACGCTGGTGAGTAGCTCTGGAAGTCACTGCTCCCATCGTTGTTACCCGTCCATGTATCCGACCCTGCTTACTCAGCTTTAACCAAGCATTAGCACCTTCTGCTAGTTGTCCAATGCGTTTGTTAAGCATCAGAAACTCTAAGAGCAGTTTGGCTTCAGGCAGGTCAATCTTAGCTAGAACTGACTCATCTACTTTAGGTTGACCAGAGTCGGTCTCCTCCTCAGGCTTCCACCCCCTTTTCATCAACCTGTCGGCAATCTGTTGACGGCTTGCAGGGTTAAAAGGGATTACTTTTGTTTTCGTTTTAAGCTGGATAACATTCGGTTCAAACTGTTCTTGAAGCTGTGTCTTAAGCTCCTCGCGTCTTGCTGAAAGTCGTGAGTAAAGAGCTGCTGCTTTTTGTTCTTCAAACGGGAAACCCAAGCGTTCTTGCTCCAGGCAGATTCGGTGGATGTCGTGTTCAAGTCGGATTGCGTCATGGCTAAACTCCTTTTTATTGATAGTATCCAGAAGGGTCTTGTTCACCCATACATCCTGCTTGCAATACTCAAGCATCTCAGGGGTGAACTCTGCCCAATCTGTGTCCTGACCAAAGTCACCCTTATGACACTTAAGGCGGTAGCCCCACGCTTCTAGGCTGTGAGAGCCAAAGGACTTGCGGGGTATCTTTTCCTTCTTGAAATCCAGCTCTCTCAAGTTAGGCCATATGAGCCTAGAGAGAACTAAAGTGTCTGTGATTTTCTTAGGGGGTTTGAAGTCAGGGTACACTTTGAGCAACGCAGGAATGTCAAAGCCCATGATGTTGTGACCTATGAGTTCATCGGCCTTCATGAGTGCTTTAAGACCCTGCTCAATAGATGTGGGGTCAAAGGTCAATATGACCCTCGTATCAACATCCATCAGGGCTATGCAGTGTACTTTTGTCAGGGTATCTAATAACCCATCGGTTTCAATATCAAAGAGTAGTTTCATTGTTGCATCCTCTCGCTGGAGTGATTGTGGTTTAAGGTTTATGGGATAGGATTGCCCTGCCAATTAGTTCAGGGATTTGAGGTACTACGGCATTGCCATATTGACTTACTGCGTGACATGCCAGCCTTCGGGGTATCCCATTACCTCTCGGTACAATTCGGCTTCGTATCCAGGTGTTAAGCCATTCAGATAACCAACCACCACTAAACAAGGGCTTTTCCGGTTGGATGCAGAAGGACTCGCTCCTTTTGAGGAGACATCCTTGTAATCCCGCATGGTGGGGGTAGGTAATAATCCAGATGCGTTCCCTTGTGTGCGGGAGACCAACGCTGGAAGCTGGTATAATGTGCCATTCTGCGTCATACCCGATCTCCCAGAGATCTTTGAGAACTCTGGTAAGTCCTTTAGATCTGAGGTTTGCGACATTTTCAATAATTGCATAAGACGGTTCTATCTCCTTGATTAGTCTTAGGTATTCTGACCACAGTCCTGATCTCTTACCCTCTAAGCCTTCCTTAGTAGGGCTAGCAACTGAAACGTCTTGGCAAGGAAAACCACCACAGATAACATCAATTTCATCATTAGGTAGGCTGGCCTTTGTCAAAGTCCTTACATCATTAAATATAGGGACATTAGGCCAGTGTTTTTCAAGCACCTTCTGAGCATTAGAATCAATCTCACAGAACGCTACAGTCTTCATTCCAACTTTCTCAAGACCAAGGGAAAACCCCCCCGATACCTGAGAACAGGTCGAGTACATTCATAGTCTTGTATTCCTTTTTGTTTAAAAGTCGTCCGAATGGACTAGTGGGCTATCGTCTTCTGGAAGTAGTTCAGGATCACTGCCCTGCACCATGCGCCCTGTGTTCTCATCAAAGAGGAGGTAGTCGGCTGCGCCAGTGCGTCCGGTATAGCGACACTTAAGAACCGTAATGAGGCTAGTGTTCCTAGCGACATCATTGAGTTCCTGTTGATTTCTACTTAGAGCAAAAACTGAATTAGAAAGTTGTTTAATGCCACCAGAACCACGGAGATCGTCAAGATTCGGTACATAACCTTCTTCAAAACTTCTTCCCTGCGGGGCTTTTTTGAGGTGTACGATAAGGCCAATGTAAATCCCAAGCTCAACAGTAAGAGATTTAAGATTGTGCATAATGCTATCAATAATTCTTCGCTCATCACCTTCTCCTCCTAAACCTGATACCAGGATGTTTAAATGATCAATCCAGATGATCTTGCAATCCAGACCATGGGCGAAGTATCGGATCTTGTTGTACAAGTCACCCTCCTCAAGACTGCCGAAAGCATCATAGAGATTAAGCCTAAAGTTCCCTTCGGGGTCTGTTGCTCCAAAGGTCTCTGCATAGGCTACAGCTAGCTCAGCCTCAGTGACTGTCTCACGGATGTTCGGAAGGTTTAACCGCTTACCCATATGGATACCCATGAGACCTTCAGCGGTGTCCTCAAGAGTTTCTTCAAGATGGATTAGGGCTTGGTTAAAGCCTGTCGTTTCATGGAAGTGGTGCTGCAACTGCTTGATGATAGTTGTCTTGCCCATTCCAGAGCCTGATGTGAAAGTGTCCAGCTCACCCATGCGAATGCCAAAGGTTTTCTGATTCATTTTTTCCATAAAATCTGGATAGGCGTAACTGGTTACAGATGGTCTATTGATCAACCGTTCCCAAATAGCAGAACCATTTACAATCCCATCCGGTGCGTATTCCTTTGCTCCCCATATGGCATCTGTGAGTTCAGCTACTCGCCCTGCTTGAAGCATCTCGTTAGCGTCCTTAAGTGGAAGCCTAGCGATCTTGGCCCTGCGGGGTGGTAGTAGTGCTGCACAGGCTTTGGCTCCTTCCATACCTGGCTGGTCGTTGTCGAAGCAGAAGATGACGGTCTCAAAGCCAAGAAGCCACTCAAGAGATTTCTTGATAGCCTTGGTTGCATTAGCTCCATTGGGTACGGACACAACGGGCCATTTGTTGTTGAAGCAACCCTGGCTTATGCTTAACGCGTCCAACTCACCCTCGCAGATAACTACCTGTTTACCCTTATCTCGCCAGAGCCACTCACCATAAAGTCCGGCTGCTTTAGTGTCCCCAAGAAAGGTAAAGGTTTTATCAGGATAGCGGATCTTCTGAGCGACAGTCGTGCCACTAGCATCCTTGTAGTTGGCAACTTGACAAGTCACGCCCTTGTGCTTTGAGACTGTGTAGTCCCACTTCTTGCAAGTCTGTTCGGACAGCTTACGCTTTGCTAAGGCTTGTGCATTCCCTTTATGAATAAGGCCTGGGCTGGTTATTTCATCCATGAATGGTTCAGTGTCCTCACCATCTTCCGGTGGTACATTGGCACCACAAGAAAAGCAGTGACCCCAATCACGATCATTGATACTGTACGCATCTGAACTATCGCACTTTGGACAGGGTAAGCGTGTTGCTACCCATCCTTCACTTGATTCCACCATTCTGATACCTCAAAGTTTGGACATGTTTTATGACTGTCGAGATCTGTATGACCAACCACAGAGGCATTAGGAAACATCCGTGTCAATGTGGTGGTCAGGGCATCAAGGGTGTCGAACTGAGGCTGCGTGTAATTCACATCAACCTCACCTTCTTCATCCAATCCACCCACCAGACAGATACCTACTGAGTTGTTATTGAAGGAGCGAACATGCGCCCCTACAGCATCCCAGTTACGCCCTACTTCAATGGTTCCATCACGCCTGATGACGTAGTGGTAGCCAATCCCTAGCCACCCCCTACGCCTATGCCACTGGTCAATCTCCTTTCGACCTATGTCCATGCTGGGTTTAGTAGCGGCACAATGAATCACGATGAAGTCCGTTTTGTTACGTGTTTTCATTGATCCACTCCTCAGGAACAAGGGCTTCACACCATGGGTAATCGTACTTCTGACACCACGCAATGTTGGTCATCTTAGATCCCTGGACTTTGCCCTTGGCGTTCTGAAACAACATCCTAAAATCCTTGTCTGGATGCTGTGCTTTCAGATTTCTCATTTTTCTCTGATCTTCTGATTTGAAGTATCCCTTCGCTTCAACGTAAATACCGTTGGGAAGCTGGAAGTCCGGCTTATAGTTACGAACAACCTTGTACTCAATCCGTTCATCTTCATAGCGGAACTCAACGCCCCGCTTATGTAAGTCACTGGCTACTCGTTCTTCCAGTTTGGATCGGTACTTGTTGGTATCAGAAGTCGATGTCGTCAAAGTCTTCCTTTTCGGTGCTGTTACTTTCGTCCGTTTTCGTTGCTGTTGCTTCATATCCTTCCTCTTCACTGAAGCCGAATGAATCTGCATTACCCCCAGCCTTATACTCCTGTAGGTCAATGATCTGCACCGCTTTCATGCGTAGACTCAGTGATACTTGTTTGGTAGATGCCATCATGTAAGGGATGGGTTCAAAGGCCACTTTGATCTTTGAGCCATTCCCAACACTGATGTCATCCATAAGTGGTTTACCTTTTGCGTCATAAAGCACAGGTTTTTGAGTGAATGAGCTGCCATCCTTGCAGTTCACCACAGCCTTTAACTTAAATTTGAACTCAAGGTCTCCGGTCTCATTACCCTCGTCATCCAACACTTCCTGATAAGGCGGGCGTTTGGTCAACTTGGTTTTGAGTTTAGGATTACGCTTGACTTCTTTTGCAAATGCCATGTCCACCAGCTTGTCTAACTGTGTTGTTAGAGCCTCTGCTGCGTCTTCACGGATAAGAAGATTCACCTTATACTCACCATCTGCATTGAATTTGGTGTCAGGTGTGATCAACTTAGCCCAGTTCGCAGAGCCAGCGGGTGTTGTGATTTTCTGTAGTGTTGCCATTTGGTTGAATACCCTTTTGTGTAATGGTTTTAATTAAATTGAATACTTGCGTTCAATCACTGATACGTCATAACCTTCATTCAGTAAGTCAGCGATCAAGTCGCAAGGTAGAGGATTTCCCTCTCGTAGAATTGATATTGCTCGTTCAAGCATTATTCGTACTCCCCTGTAAAATGGTTCTTTTGGCTTATGGGTACGTTCTTTAATTTGTAACGTTACAGTTATAAGGTTAAGCGAAAAAGTAATCAGACTTTAAAACAGTTGAAAGATCCAGGTCACCACGCGCTGGTGGTAAGGGGACTTCATCAACTACCTCAAGCGCTGCATTACGGAACTGTTCCAGCACATCATTCTCATTGTACATTTTGTAGAAGCTGGTCTTTATTGCCACCTGGAGCTTCCCTGCATTACACGCATGAGTGCCAAAGCTGTCGTGTATCATCCAGTAGTCAGTGATACCCTCTTCTCTTGCTGTTAAACCCTCTTCTCTTGCTTGTAATATGCAGAGCATCATTGCAGATGAGTCCATGGAATGCACAAAATTAGGGCTGGCACCATTGGCGTTGCGGTGTTTGTCAATCTTATTGTAGTTCGGTATCTTGTCCCTAGGACGTAATAAAGACCCGTCAATGTGGGTCTGAATCCTCATCACTTTATAATTAGGGTACTGTTGAAATACCTTGAAGCCGCTTGGTGTAGTCCAAATCATCGGCAAGTTTTCCTTAGCCACCAACCTTGCAACAGATTGTATCCAGGACATACACTCCTTAGCCTTGGTCACACAGTCACCAATAGATGACCAGACCAACTTAGCCAGATACATGATAGCTGCTTTGAAGACTTCATCCCTGAAGGGATTGTAGACTCCCGCCTCTACCTGCTCATCCACATACTCCTGAACATAGTCTCTACATGAGAACAAAGTAGCGCCATAGACAAGCACCATTGTAGGACGCTTTGTGAGGCTCCTAGTGACACCGAAGTCTAACCAATGCTGTGCATAGGGGTGAGCCGTTTCCTCTTCTTGTAGCTTGTTCTGAACGATCCTAGCAACATCCTTATAGATGTCCTCAGGTATCTCTTGGGGAATGATGTTTGTTGCCCTACTTCCCTCTGGATCTCGCATGATTGCAGAGAAATGTTGAAGACCATTGTTCGATCCGTCAAGTGCCACAGATATATGACTCACGAAACTTGGGCCTTGCTCAAGATACTCAGCCCACTCAAAGCAGAACGCTAAGAAGTTCCAAGGATCATCTGCTTGTTGCCAACCCTTGTGTTCCAGGGGGTCACTGGCATAGGCCTTGATCTCTTCCTCCATATTGTCAATGTACTTTACCCGATCATCAAAGCTAACCTTGTCTTCGCCCCAACAGTTAGATCCGTGAATAGCTAACCACCTAACGCCTGTGTCACCCAAGGGCTTACCATTGGCAAACAGGAGCATGGCCTTGATGTTCTTACTGCCCTGAGGAGAGAGGTATGTAACCCAAGGGTATGCTCTACCTCTGAAGTCAAGCTGCCAAGGGAAGTAGATACGCTCATACTTTGAGAAACGGGTAGCTGTCTTCAGGGACTTCACAAAAGCAAAACGCTTGGATGCCAGTTGAGCATTCTTGGTGTAGATCTCTACGCGCTGGTGCTTGAATTTTCTTAGGACTACTAACTCATCCTCATTGAGTTCTCGTGTTGGTCTGTTAGGGAAAGGTGACGGTGGTAGAGGATAGTCTCCCTTAGGTGGGATGTCCTGCCACTTCTGTCCACTCTCCCAGCAAGCCTTTTGAATCTCAATGATTCTTTGATTGATCTTAAAGGGTGTTGCCATTAGGGTATTTACGGCATCAATGGTGGGTTTGAGGCTCGGATCACCAGATAGTTCTTCAATCAAGTTGTTGTTGCGAGTCTTGATGAGCTTGAACTTCTGAACAAAGTGCTGGGAGTGGGCTACTCCCCTGTTGACTGACAGCCAGGGTTTAGGTGGTACGATGAAGGGTAAGGCTTCAGGTGCAAGAGCTTCTCCATTCTCATTGACCTTGTTGACCCACTCTAGGGTCTCTGGTGCAGCTCTAAGGACATGCTTAGTCTTAGGGCCATTCTTCATGCGAATAGTCACCAGCTTCACTATGCCTGTTGATTGTATAATTGCATCCACCACCTTAGAGCCAATGTGGTAATGAGCTTGCTTCCCCCACTGATCGTATTCTGTACCAGCCTTACCCGCTGCTGTGACCAGTGCCATCTTCTGATGTTGTCGATCACATGTACGTCTTATTGCGTGAGATTTCGTTGACTTGTACCACATCTTATTCTTCTTCTCAAAAGCATCAATGACATACTGATCGTGAATGGCCTCGCCTATGTCTTTGCAAGTCCTTGTTAGTGACGCCTTCTGGTTGCTCAGTGAGTTCACTACGATACGTAAACCAATGTATGAGCAGACATGAATGTCAAGGCAGGACAGATACATGTACGCAGAGGCCTTTGACCTAGCCTTGCCACCCATGACCTTCAACAACTCTTTGTTCAGATGATCAGCCACCTTGTCTACTGTATTCTTCATCAGTAGTAGACCGTATGCTGTTGACCCCTCATTGTTCTTCTCTTTCAGCTTATTCACATCCCTCCAGTATCGGCTGACACCACTGTCAACCATTTCTCTCTCAAGCTCTAACTGCTCATCAAATAGATTCATTCTTCCCTTCCTCTCATACTAAAGAATACTAATGTGAACCCAGGGTGGGGCTATTGGGTACGTTCTTTATTCGCCACAAGATTCGCCACAAAATGCAGATCTTGTGGCAAATAACGTAAATTATAACGTTAGGGTTATGGATGTAATCCACTACAACACTATTGGCTACAGGCCTTACAGTGTATACGTAAATGATAACGTTATAGAAGGGAGGGGGAACCTAAATCCAGTGATTCTAATGATAACCTATTGATTTCATTAGGATCTCTTGGGGTTCCCCTACCCATGTGGTGACTCATTCGCCACCATTCGCCACACCACAAGTGGGGGCTGGATAAAACATCTTTAATACTGTTAAAAAGATGGTGCGACTGGAGAGACTCGAACTCTCACGCCTTGCGGCACCGGAACCTAAATCCGGCGTGTATACCAATTTCACCACAGTCGCGTTGCCCTTAGGACGGAGCGAATATTACGCAACTTCCTCAGGCTCTGCAATAGATAATATCATTTTATCTAGTATTTTTTTAGCACCTATCATATTGTCAGGACACAAGTGCTGGTAGCGCATTGTCGTCTTGATGTCCTTGTGGCCCATCCACGACATAATCGTCTGCATTGATGCCCCTTTTTGAGCTAAACGGGACGCAGTAGTATGACGTAAGGTGTGTATCTTAATGTCACCAAAAGATAGCGCACCTCGTATACGTTGCCAGCGCCTGTCCAATGTGTTGACACTCACATCAAACAAGTAGTCACTGCCCTTGAGCTTCTCACCCCTACGCTTGAGGATCTTCAATGCGCGTTCAGTGAGGGCTATGGTGCGAGGCTCTCCATTCTTAGTTTTGTAGTCGTAGCCTATTTCAAGCATACCTTCCTTAACATGCTTCTTGCGAATCTTCAGGAACTCACTCTTGCGTAGTCCAGTGTCCACCAGAATAATGTAGGCATCCAACATAAAGCGATCACCCCAATGCGTTAATGTCTCAATGAACTTCCTCTCCTGAGGTGGTTCAACATAAACGGTCAGCCCTTTCGATTCCGTTTCAAAAGGTATCACAGGCTTCTTGGGCAAGATGTCACGCTCAACAGCGTACTTAAGAGCTTTTGACAAGACAGCTAGCTTACGATTACAAGTAGCGCCACTGTTACCCATACTCTTACACTGTATTACAAAATCATCCATGCTTAGTGTGGTAACATCCCTAACGTTTGCGTTATGACCATAGAAATTTAAAAGTTCACTGATCTTTCTACGAGCATCCTTAGCTGATGCCTTGTCAGCCCAATACATCTTGTAGGTGTTGTCAAGCACCTTATCCAGGCGGTAGCTTTTGGCTGCTCTGGAGGCTGCTGGTGAGGCGTTCTGATCTTCTATGAGATGACCTACAGGGTCTCCATTACGCAACGCTTTACGTAGCTCTAGGCACCACATCTCGGCATCATGTTCGTTATTAAACTGTCTACGATAACGTTCGTATTTGTTATTAACAACTGCTTGATACCCGTTTCCTCTCTTTGATACTGGCATAACTATGCCCTCCTCTTTTAAGGTTACTTACTTAATAAAGTCCAGGAGTCGGTTGATAAAGGCATCACCCTCATCAGTGACATGGACTATCTTCTCAATCTTTCTATCTCGCCTCTCGCCTGTCACCAGGAGAGCTTTGCCACGAATGCTACCATCTTCAGTAAAATACATGACGTTACGGCCAGTTGCAGCACCTGAATGAGTGTTGATACTGGTGGCTAGATTCTTTATTGTAGGCAGCTTACGACCATTAAAGTCCTGCTCATCCTGCTCACTGTTGAGATTCATCTTCGCAGTCAAGAGCAATGTCTTGAGCGTCTGAAGTTGTATCTCACTGTTGAGCGTTTGGACTTCACTGATCAACCCTAGCAGTTTCTCCAGTTTCTCCTGGTTCACACTTGGGATCTTGATCTGCCCCTTTGTTGTTACGTTCACAATACCCTCCCGATGATACTCTGCGACTTATCCAGACCTCTCTCTTTCCGATACGGATCAAAAGAGTTCTTATATCGCTATCGTACATTACATATATGTCGTGATTATCGCGCTTATCTATAAAAAAATCAAACTGTTTGAAAAATAACATCATTGTTATACTGCTCCATGATGGCTGTTTTGTGTGTACTACTGTTGTTACATCCTTTTTGTAAAATTAGATAATAATAAGCTGGTGGTGCAGCAACAGGGATCACCTCCCCGATTGATCCAAATCTAAGCCTCGCAACAAATGGCGTGACATGCTCAATAATCCTAGGCAACCACACGGTTTCAGTAGTGACCAGCAGGAAAAACCAGGCCTTGAGCCTATGCCATGGTGCTGTCCTAATCCGCAAACCTGC